CCGTTTCGCGGTCGGGAAGTGGAAAGCGGCTGTTTGCACTCCACTTATGCGAAATCTGAGGCTAGGAGTCACTTCCGGCCTCTCGCTGCTCCGAAGTTGCTCCCGAAAGCGGTTCGGTAAGAGCGAGCATCCGGCGCATGTTGTCGCTCATCACGTTGTCGAATTCCGCCATCTTCCGAAGGTGGTGCGGGAGCTTTCGGTATCGCTCCTGGCGGATCCGTTCCCGCTCTGACTCGGGCAGCCCGTCGAACCAGCGCTGCTCTGCCAGGCTGAAGTCGCGCTCCCGCTGTTCCTCTGAGAGTCGGAATCGCGCAAGGCCAGCTACGGCGCTCAGATTGCTCGGCACCTCGACCTCAAGCTTGACTGCCTCGACGTAGCCAAACCGCGGATGCATACAGCTCTCTCCCATCTCCGGGTCTTCGCTGACTTGCCGCTCGCAGATCGGGCACACGTAGACGATGAACCGCTCAGCCATGCTTTGCCACCGACCTCTCGGCGCCGCGCCGTAGGACTTCAGCGGGCTTCGTGTCGGCCCGGAATAGAAGCTCGCTGCCATCCCATACGTAGCGGACGCCCGAGCCGTCCTCGAGCGGGAGAACGATCTCCGAACCCTTGGCGGCGGCCTGGATCGTGTCGAGCATCCCCTGGGCCGCCTCTCGCTCCTCGCCGTAGAGATCGCGCAGGGTGTCCAGCGTGTAGACGGTCGGTTGATCTGAGACGGTCTTGTCAGCCATCGAGTCCCAGCCAGCCTTTCCAGATTGCGACTCGGAGCGTGACGAAGATGTAGGCGACCAGAACCACTGGGAAGGTCCATGGCGCAATGTTGTAGTAGGCCAGCGTTGCGGCAACTGAGCCGAGGAGTCCGTAGCCGATCACCGCCAAAGTCACACAGAGCAGCTCGAAGGTGACGCTATCCCGGAGGCGGCTCATCCCGTGGCCTCTTCTGCGCCGCCCTCAAGCCCCCGCAACTTCGGAGGAGCCGTGAAGACCCGCCGCATCTGCTGCCGTGCGATCTCGTCTCGCGGGTGGCCATAAGTTTCTTCAATTAGCTTGGTCCCTTGGTGCCCTAGCTGCTTGGCGATGGCCCAGAGTTCGACGCCTTCCTCGATCAGGAACGTGGCGCAGAAGTGGCGGAGCTCGTAGAAATCCATGCTGCCCTTGGTGCGCGCCGCTCGGAACTGTGCGCGGCGTCCCTCAGAGAGCGTGGCCTCGAACGCAACCCGGATCGGCTTCCAGTAGATCGAGAGCGCGGGCTGCGTGATTCGCTGGCCTTCCTTCCCGGCGAAGACATGCTCGGCGCGGGCGATGCGCGGCATATCCCGAAGCGCCTGAGCGGCCGGCGGCGGCAGGTAGACCAGGCGGGTCTTGCCGTTCTTCGGGGTCGTGAGGCGCCGCTTGTGGTACTGGCGCTGGACGTTGATCGTCTCGGCCTTGAAGTCGATGTCGCTCCAGTCGAGGCCGAATATCTCGCTCGGCCGCAGTCCCGTGTAGGCGGCGAAGAGGACCAGTGAGCGGAGCGTCGGTCCGAATGCCTCATCAGAAGCCAGCGCGACCTCGGCGAGTCCTTCCAGCTCCTCCTTTGTGATCGCCACGATGTTCTTGCGGCCGGATCCTGTCGTGATCCCGAGCCGCGCGAACGGGTTGTCGAGGATCAGGTCTTCATCCAGAGCGTCCGCGAAGAAGGCACGGAGGACCGACACGTCTGACTTGTGGTCGCGGCCGTAGGTGCGAGCCATCTGCCGGGTGATCTCGTTGAGCTTCTTCGAGCCGTGTTCCTTGGCGAGAGCCTGAGCCGCTGCGTGGTACTTCTCGTTGGTCGACTCCTTGGGCCGCGGGAAGTCGCGCACCCAGCGATCCGCGAAGGATTTGACGGTCTCAAGGTGAGCGGGCAACCGCCGCATTTCCTCGATCTTCATGATTGCCGCCGCAGTCGCTTCCTCTTGCGTGTCGAAGGTCCCCGCGTATGCCTTGGCGCCTCGGCCCGGTATGTAGGGCAGCGCGGTCCAGCGGTTGCCCACCTTCTTCACGCCGTAAGTCTTAGGCCGATTCGCCATCTACGCCACGCTCCTTCCGTTTTCGGCCAGCCAGGACCGGCACTCGGACGGGGAGAACATACGCCGACCGCGCCGGTCCAGGGTCGACGGCATCCCCTCGCCTACGCGCTGCTCGATCCAGCGCGTCGAGCGGCTCAGCATTTGAGCGAGCCGCTTCTTGCTGACATCGAACTCCGCGCGGGTTCCGAAGTCGACGACGGCGAGGTTGCCTTCTTCCGCAACGAGACCGCGCATTAGCCGAGCTCACCGTCGGGAGCCGGCGGCAGACCATCGAAAGCGTCCAGAGCGGCGCGCAGGTCGTCGGCGTTGAACGTGTTGATGCGCGAGTAGTCCTGATCCTTCCGAGTGACAAAACTGAGCAGGTTGCCATCTCGGTAAACACGCACCGGGGAACCTTGCCAAGTCCTTCGCATCCGACTCCGCGATGGGATCTCCAGCCACTCTTGCTGTTTGCGGATGACCAGTCCCACTACGCAGCCTTCTCCATCTGAGGCTCAGGCTGCCGTTCGTGGTAGCCGCCTCTCCCGCGCTCGATGTTGACCGCCCGCTCAAGACGGGACCGGCCAGCAGCGGCGTGAGGATCGTGGAAGTCGGAGTCGTCGTAGCGCCGCAGCATCGCCTCGGCCTCCTCGATGGTGAACTCGACCAAGACGCCCATCATGCGGACCTCAGAGACGGGGCGAACTCTTTTTCGGCCTGCTCCAAGGCCTCGCGGATGTCGGAGAAGCTGACCTCCGAGCCGTGGCGGCCGCTCAGAATGGCAACCGAACCTGGATGCCCGGCTTCCCGCAGATCGATGCTGTGCGGCGCCTCGCTGCCAGGCTCTACCGCAGGGACGGTGATTACGGTGTCCTTCTCAACCCGTACGGGCATCCCGCTCCTCCTCGGTCAGTTTGCGTTTCCCGAACTTGCTGCTCGGCCGGCTCCTGACGTAGCTCTCGATTCGGATCGGCTTGCCGTCTTCTTCGTCTTGCTCGATCCGGTCCCAATCGGTGACCCGTGTGGACTCCTGCTTCACATCGAACGCGAAGTCACCGACCACAATTGGCTTCCCGGTCTCCTTGACCCGCTCCCGACAAATGGTCTGGTAGCGGCCTTTCTCACGCTCCAGGGCCATCAACTGTGAGAAGGCATCCTCAGCGTCCTCGTCGGTGTCGACGGTCTCTACCTCCCGGAGATGAGCTGGAATCGGGCACTCAGACTGGGCGGGGCAGGTAGCGCACCAGGAACCGTCCCGCGCATCCCACTTACCGGACGTAAGCGACTCCTCGAAGTGCTCAATGTTCCGTTCCAGTGAGCCCCGGAACTCGGCGAGCTCTGAGCGGGTCCAAGATGCTTCGCGCTCGACCAGCGGCCCCTCCTTGGTCCTGTAACGCGGGTACTTCTCGAAGAACCAGACCGTGTTGATGCCTGCACCCAGGATGAGGCCGCTCTCCTGTTGGAAGCCATCGAGCAGCGCCAGTCCGTACGCCTGCCCCTGGAAGCCGCGCTCTACGTCCTCCTTGTTGCGGACGTTCAGGGACGTCTTGTAGTCGTGGACGTACAGCGTGTCGTCCTGAACCTCCAGCATGTCGAGGTGGCAGGTGAAGCGCCAGCCGCAAAGGTCGACCTCGAGCGGCACCTCGACGCCGATGAGGTTCTCCAGGTCCAAGACCGTGGCCTCTGCCCAGTTCCAGGCCATGAGGCGGACCGCATCTTGCTGGGCGGTCGGCAGAACAAGCTCCGTGTGATCCCGCATCACCGCATCTGCCAGATCGCGCGCAACTTCACCGGGCATGATCGGCTCGCCGTGGTCGATCATTTCTTCCGTCGCACGCTGGGCGAAGAGGTGGAAGGCCGAGCCGCGATCCATTGCCACTGAGGTCGTCTGGTATTTGAGGCTCAGGTAGGCGGACCTTGGGCAATGGTCAAAGAGCGCCATGAGGGACTGCCTCAGCGTCTCGGGCGGCTCGGGCGGCTCGATGTTGGTCTCGACGGGCGGGAAGTCGCGGAGGTTGAGCGGGGCGAGGGTCGTCACCGATCCCGCTCCACCCATATCGTCGCGCCAACGCCGATCAGAGCCGCAGCGAAGAAGAGCAGGCCCAAGAGGTCAGCCATTCGACCGCTCCTCAAGACCCGCGACCAGTTTTTCCAGTTCCTCGTGTGAGTGCGCAGCGCCGGCGAGGGCCCGTTTAAAGGCCGCAGGGGTCATCCCTTTGCGCTGGTCTTTGTCGAGGCCCGTGTAGAGCTTCCCAGCGGCATCAGCGAGCGCCTTGGCCTTGGCGTCGTTCAGCGGCTCAGGCTGCTCTGAGAGTTCTGGCTGCGCAGACGCGGGCTCCTCGGCCTCAACGTCTCCGACGGCTCCCTCTACATCGCCGTGATCGAGGACCGGGCCGAACATCTTCTCCCCCGTCTTCTTCAACCATTCTGAGTAGCCCTCGGCCAGTTTCGTGCGGCCCTTGTCGGTCAGCTTGAAACGGTCCTTGCCTTTCTCGGTTTTCCCGTCCGCCGCAAGGTGCCCGTTGTCGGTCGAGAGGAACAGTTTCGGTAGGGCGTACAGCGAGACGCCGACGCCGAATTTCACGGCTGCACGTTTGAACGCGTCCGAGTAGAGACCCTTTCCTTCGTAGCCGCTCCCCACATCGAGCCGGGTGATTCCGTCAACCGTGAGTCGGCAGAGCAGACCCTTGCCTCCAGCGATTGCCTCGTACTCGTCCGACCACAGATGCGGGCAAACGTGGTTGAGTCGCTCGGCAGCGAGGCGGGCGTCGATGTGAGGGACTACGAGCTTGCCGGTCTGGACTTTCCAGCGAACTGCCTCCGCGGTGAAGGGGCGCCGGAGATGAACCGCAGCCTCGCGGATGGTGTCGACGGGCAGGAGAACCCCGCCAAGTTTCGCGTTGTCCGTCACGCCGCTGCGCCTTCCACGACCCAGCCCAGATCCTCTTCGGAGAGCTTCAGGGCCTTCGCGATTTTCCTGCGACGGTCGGGCGGTGGCTTCTTGCCCTGGCGGTAATCAGCGATCAGCCGCCGGTCGATGCCGGTCTGCTCTGCGAACTCCACGGTCTTGATCTCGCGGAGCCAGAGGACGTAATCGAGAGGGACCTTCCCGGCGGGTGTTGAGTAGCCACTGGACACTGAATGCAGTATAGGCAGACCGTCCGGCGGAACGCAAGCAAACGCTGGCTTTTGTCGCACAATCGCCGGAAAGAGCGTAGTGTTTCGTGTCTAGTGAACGGCATACAGACGCTCCAGCGCATAAAACTCCGGGTTATGAAGAGCACCAAGCCACTGCCAGAGACGTTGCGGTCCCTGATGGAGATGAGCGAAATCGGGACGAACGAGTTGGGGCGCCGCTGTCAGGCGAAAGGGTGGGGATCTCCGAGTGCGATCAGTCTGGTCACGCAGGGCCAGCTCAAACCGTCGCTCGCAGCTATTGAGGGTCTTGCCAGGGGTCTGGGGGTTGAGCCGGAGACGTTTGCGGAGTATCGGCTTGGGATGGCGCGCCGGAAGCTAGATCCAGACGTTGTCGGTCTGCACGCGGCTCTGCGGGAGCTTGAGCGCATCTCTTAGCGGCGACGCGCTCTGTATCGACGCCGCTGAGCTCCGCGAAGCACCAGACGGCGCTTCCTGGTTGGGTGTGGCTGAGAAGGGCCGCGAGGAGGAAACAGATTCCTCGTGCCAGTCCAAACGCCGTGTCGCGCACTGCTCGTCTCACGAAAGCCCCCCTGCCCCGGGATCAATGGCTTGCCGAGTGACGAGTAAACGCTTAACGGCTACGCGTGTCTACCGGGGAGTTTTGGGTAGAGGCCGCATTTTGCGGACGTTCTGCGCCTCGCCGTGGCCGAATAGCTAGCCGCCGAGTGCCTGGGAGAGCGACCGCTTGCCGCCTTTGCCGAGCACCTTGTTGGCCTTGGCAACGATGGCTGCGTACTGCGCCTGAGAGATCCGCTTGGCGTCGAGAGCCTGTTTCGCTCGAGCCTTTGCGTTGGCCGCGTGGCTCGGGTCGGGCACTGGGTAGGAGCGGTTCGGGCCCGCGAACTGCGACTTCTTCAGTCCCTTGCGCCGGGCTGTGGAGAGTTCACTCATTTCGCCTTCATCGCCATTTGCATCGCGGCCTTTTCGCTCATCCCTTTGGCCCGCAGCCTTTTGTAGAGCGCTTTCTGCTTGGCGCTCATGGTGCTCATGCTGGCGCCTTTCTTCAGGGCTTGGGCGAGACCGCCGGGTGCTTCTTTCGCCTCGGCAGCCTCTTCAGCGGGCGTCTCAGGCGCCTCGCCTTCCTCTTTGTCGGGGTAGGCGCCAGTTGCCATTTACTTCGTCCCTCGGCCGGCACCGTTGCGAGCGACGCCGATCTGGCCCGCCCCGATGCCGACGACACCGACCGCGGCGAGAGCCTGGAAGACGGTGAGGTCGTGGTTGAGGTAGGCCACCAGCGCGATGACCACGCCTGCGATGTGGGTCAGCGTGGCGACGGGGAGATGGTCGATCAGTTTTTCGAACATGATTGCCTTTCAGGAGGGGAGGGTTTTGCGACGGCGTGAAGGTCGGGAGTGACCGGTGCCCAGCTCGAGGCCGACTTGCTGCCAGCCCTTGCCGGGATCCTTCAGGTCGATGTATTGCGAGTAGCCCCCGTGGCCGATCTCGAAGGGAGCCGTGAGGAAGCCTGTGTGCGAGAACTTGGCTCCGTGAAGCGGCTTGGAGTTGAACCACGCTGGCAACGCGAAGTCCTGCACCTCAATGCCGTCGACGGAGTAGGTCGATCCCTGCGCCGGATCGCCAACCTCCGTCGCGTAGAACTTGGAGCGCCCATCGAAGTTGGCGGTGGTCAAGTAGGGGTCGACCATCGCCTCTGCGAGCTCGTGGGAGGCGCAGGCGGAGGGCGAGACGCCGTCCCGCGTGCAGTCGTTGACGTAGACGTTGAGGATCGGCGCTCCGCTCGCCTGGTCTTCGTGGTCCCCGAGCGCGCCCTCCGTGGGCGAGTCGGTACCGAAGACCAACAGCCAGTCGGTCGCGAGTTGGGCGCGAACCTGCACTGAGACGGTCGTGAGATCCCAGGCCGGCGCGATGTGGTGCGTGCCTTGGATCGAGAGAGCGCGGCAAATCTCCGTAACCTCGGCCGCGCTCAGGGACGAGCGGTTGGCGGCCGCGACGCGGATCACGCCTTTAGCTCCTTGACGCCTTGGACGTGGCGGATGGAGTTGATCTCCTTGACCAGCCGCTTCGTGTGTGGGGCGGTCGGATGGAGCTTGTGCGCGATGAAGAATTTGGCGAGGAGAGTCACGTAGCCCTGCGGATAACCCGGCCCGCAGTCAACGTGGCCGCTCCCCATGATCCCGAAGTCCTTGTGCTGGAAGATGCCTGGGCGTGTGATCGCGCTGCCGCTGCACTCGCCGGGCTCGAGCGGGACCCCGTAGTGGACGTGGCCATAGGCAAGGAATTCCGCAGCGCCGTGAAGCTGATCGTGGCGCTTGAACCACTCGTCCTTTGAGAAGGCGGCGAACCCGATCTGCTCAAGGCTCAGCGTGGTCGAGTTGAATTCGCAGACCGCCCACGCCTTCTGGGAATCCTCGACGTAGCGGCCGAACTTCCCTGCGACGTTGACGCCAAGATGAGCCGAGGCTTCCTCGCCGTCGAAGATCGAGCCGAGGGTCTTCAGATCGGCATCTCCGTTGGGATTGTCGCCGCCCTCGGTCGTATGGAGGACGAGGCCGTGGATCCTGGCGCCTTCCCTTGAGGATTGATGGGGCGTCAGGTGCGTGTAGCTGATCTTCATGGCGTTAAGTGTCCACTAGACGGTAGACGGAAAGCCTACGGGTGAGATCCGCTGTACTGAGCGACGCAGTCCACGGGTTCGATGCGCTTGATCTTTTCTTCGTTTGCTTCGCGCTTGATCCGAAGAAGCTGGTGGAAAAGCTCAGGCGGGATGTCTGGGAAGAACTTGGCAGGGATGTGTTTCGATTCGGCCACTTCGCCCTTCAGCACCGATTGAAGGACTTCGCGCAATGGGTTGCCGTTGACTTCGCACGACTCGATCAGCCCAGCCTTCAGCGCGGCCGAGGTCATCGTCGCCTGATGCGCGGCCCTCTGTGCTTCTTCGGCGGTGCCCTGGGATTCGGCGACGAGGAAGATGGAGACCCCGACGACGGCCACCCACGGCCAGTTCCTGCGTATCCAGGCCCGGACGCGGCTCACGGTTTGAGAATTGCCTTCAGGCATTCCTTGCTCCCGTCTTGGCGGATGAACGGTTCTGCGCGGAACTTGGTCACGTAGCCCTGAAAAACAGCGGCAAGCTCGAGGTTCTTGCTGCGATCCTTCGGGCTGGTCGCTTCTTCGGCGCTCTGCTTGCGACTCTCAGCGCCGAACTTGGCGAGACCGAGGACTGTTCTCCGAAGCGTCTGCCCGGAACGGCAGGAGCGCAGGGCAGATTCGTAGGTCGTGGTGGCTTCAGCGTGAGCCGCTTCTTCGGCCGCCTCGACCGCCCCGAAGTAGACGCAGACCCCCACGACGATGATCGCCGCGAAGATCAGGCCTAATGTCTTGCGCTCGGGACTCAACGGATCACCAGCACGTAGACGAGCTCGGCCCAGACGAAGAAGCCGATGTAGCTGATGCGCGGTAGATGCCGATAGCCGAACTCGGTCATTTGCCCCACCCGAAAGCCGTTGGTGCCCCGGCGACCCCGAGGCCCGCGATCACCAGGGAGCCTTCGTGCCAGAGGACGCCGAGTCCCATCGTTGCGACGCCGAGTGCGCGAACGACGTAGGTCCAGTTGAGCCACGGTTTCATTCACAACGTCCGCCTTGAGAGAACCGACGCGAGGCTCGGTTCTTCAGAGAGTTCCAGGCCGCTTACGGCAGGCGTCAGGGCTCGTGGTGCGATCAGGGGGTTGAGCGGGCTGAGGGCGGCGGAGAAGCGGCCGTACTGCGAGTTGGCGACCTGCTGAGCTTCGCTGCCAGGCGCAGTGCCACCGCCGACCGCTCCCGCTCCTGCCGGACCTGAGACGATTGCCCCGCCCGGTCCGATTGCCGCGCCGGGAAGAACCGCTGATTCGTGAACCGCGACTTTCCCGCCTTTGTACCCGGGGCGCACGATGCCTGCGATCGGCTCAGAGGCGGTCTCCTGGGACACCGGAGCCTGAGCGACTTCGTTGCCGTAGTTGCCCGAGATCATCTGGCCGTTGCCGATGTAGAGGCCGACGTGCGCGGTGTGAGAAGTCGGGCCGAAGACGAGGATGTCACCTGGCTTGGCCTGCTGGAGGTTCGTGCCGATGTTCTTGCCGCCCTTCCAGGTCAGCCACGATCCGGAGTAGGCGGGATCGGCAGGCATCGGAAGGCCGCGACGTGCGACACCGGCTGCGATGAACTCCGAGCACCACGGTTCCGCGGCACTGACGCCGGACTTCGCCGCCCACTTCAACTGAAGCCGCGAGCCCTCCTGTGTCCCGAGGAGAGCTTTCGCCCAGCCGACCATTCCCTTTGCGTCGGCTCTGACGAAGACAACGTGACCACCGCCCCTTTCGGCGTCACCCGAATGCAGCGGGATGCCCAAACCGACCGCCTTGGCTTTGGCCTGCGCGAGTGATTCCCTGGCCTTTTGCGCTGCTGGGCTTGTCCCGGTTCCGTGGTTAAAGGCCCCGAGGATCTGCTGGGCCTGTGCGTCGTGGGTGCCGTAGGTTTCTTCGCCGCCGAAAGCCGACCCCTGAACCGTTTGTGCCAACTCACCCGGAGTTTCACCGCGTCCCCCAGGAATCGCCGGGTCCGTTTTGGTCTCTTTGAAGAATTCGCGGGCCGATTTCTTGACGTTGAGACGGCCGGAGTAGTAAGGCGCAAGCTCCTCGCGCCAGCCTGCCGTGTCTTCCCCGAAGCCATTTTCGTAGGGCTTGAGGTTCTTGAAGCCAGTCTCCTGGAGGCCTGTGTCGATCGCCGCCAGCATTTCCTTCCGGGAGGCACCCACTGCCCGGCCAACTTTGAGGACCTCGCGAGCAATGTGCGCTTCTTCCTGGCCCAGACCCGGTAGCGGACCGCCTGTCGTTTTTGCGACCTGTTGCCTCGCCGCCAAGAGCTGGCGCTTGGCTTCCTGTCGTTCGCTCTGGGTCCCTTTTCGCGGCACTGCATCGGTTGCCTGAGCGCCGCCAGCTAGATGGACGATCTGAGCGAGTAGGTGTCGCCCACTCGCGATTTCCCGAGGTGACGCGCCTTCCTTTTCGAGTCCTCGCAGTTGGCGGGTACTGCCCTCGATGCTTTTCGCTTTCAGGTGGGCGCCCGTCTCAGAGTTTTTCTCCTTTTCACCAACCTGCTTTTCACCGGGATGGAGTTGCGCCATGGTGAACGGGGCGCTTCTGGGAACTGGCGAGGGCTGCCCGGCCTTAACCGCGTGGAGAACTCGCGCGATTGACGGCGCTGACTTCGGGACCTGCGCTACATCCTTGGCGATCTGGTTAGCGCCCTCTGATGCGGCTTTGGTGATCGAGGAGGCGATCTTGCTCACCGCAGCAGCAGGCGCCGCTAGGGGCTGCACGCCGAGCCTGTGAGCGGCCTGTGCGTTGTGGTGGTCCTCCTGGGTGGACCCAGGCGTCAGGAGGGCGCTGAGTGATCCCAGGAGGCCATGCGGAACGGTGCTACGGGACGAGGCCGATGGCGGGCGATAGGTCGGCCCCGTATAACCGGAGACGGGAGCGCTCGGAGGTGCAGTGTTTCGAGGATCCGCAGGCACACCCGGCTGGGGGACGCGGCCCTCGTGTTCGGCTACAGGAGTTGGACGAGGACCCCGCGCTCCCTTGATGGCTTCACGAATTATCCCGGACCCAAAGCTCATTTGGCGCTACGCTCCTCGACGATGGACGACTTCCATTCGATGTCGTGGGGCCGGGCGTTTCTGTATCTGCCCGTTGGGATCGCGGTGATCGTCGGCCTCGCGCTGGCTCCAGTGTGGGTCGCGCCGATAGTGGGCGGCATCATCCTGGTGGGGCTGCTCAGCGGTCTGCTCTGGTCGTAGCGCATCACTTGCCCAGGCTTTCTGCGAACCCTTCAGCGAACCCGCCCCCGCCACTGGACCCTCCGAGGGTTTCCGCGAATCCTTCCGCGAAGCCGCCGCTTGACGACGAGCCGCCCGAGGTCGCCGGGACTTTGATCTCCTTCTGCGGACGCCGCAACGATTCCGCCTCGCCTTTCGGGTAGGTGCGTAGCGGGTTGATCTCGCCCAGCGGACCCTTTTTGATGAGCCCTTCCCCGGTGTAGAAGCCCGGCGTGAAGGAGGTCAGGAATTCTTTGAGCGCTATGCCGATGTGGCTGAGTTCGGTGCCGCCGAGTTCGTTGCCCTTCCAGTCGCGGCCCTCGAGCGCTTCGACCGGGCCCTTCTCGACCGGAGCGATCATCCCGGCGATGTTTTCCGCCGGGCTGCCGAAGAAGCCAAAGGAGGTGTAGCGGTTGATCTTCTGGGTAATGCCGCCGTTGAAGGGGATGTTGCCCTGGAGCCACGGAGGAAGTGGTTCGTTGCCGAGCAGGCTCAGGCCGAGTTTTTCGCGCTCGGGCTGGGTCATCCGCCCCACCGCCGTCAGGAGCGCGGTCTGGATCGGGCGGTGCGCCGGCATCGTCGAGTAGACGAATTTGGTCGCGTTTTTGATCCAGTTCGCGAACGGGACGATGTTGAGCGTCACCTTGCGATAGCCCGCGCTCATGTTCGTCCAGTTCATGAGGACGTCCTCGATTGACTTCTGGGCGCGGATCAGTTTCGCCGGGTCGTGCAGTCCCTTCGCGTAGTCCTCAGCCAGCGCGTTCATGTGGACGATGGCTTTGCCCCATGAGTGCTGAGTGGCGCGGAAGTCTTGGAGCGCTGCCTTGCCGAGAGAGCCGTACTCCGGGAGCCGCTCGCTGACGACAGCATTGAACTTCAGGAGCGCATTTGAGGTGTGCCGGTAGCCGTCGACAAACTGCTTGACGCCCGGCTTCGCTCTGAACGCGGCGACCGACCGTGCGCCCGCTTCCCACGCCTTCTCGCCATCGAAGACCGCCGCCGTGGTGCGATGGGCGGAATTTGCATCGATTTCTGAGGTGCGCTCACCCGAGAGGAGCGATGCGCGGTCGTCCTCGGAAAGGTTCTTGGCGATGTGGCGCCCAAGGTACATATGAACCGGATTGATCCCCGCGAGGCCAGCTTTCAGCCAGTTGTCGAGAGGCACCTGGAACTGGTAGGTCGGGCTGAAGGGCAGCACGGCGCGTTTGTAGCCCGTGGTGACCGCCTGCACCGTCTTTTGGACCTTCCCGGTGCCCGCGTACTGCTTGCGCGCCTCGTCCATCACTGGCTTCGGGATGAAGGTGATCGGTCCGTCGCCCGCCATCGGGTCTTTGAAGGCCCCAGAGAGCAGGTCTTCGCTGATGACAGACGGATGCTGGTTCTCGAGCGCGCCCTGGATCTCGCCTTTCGTCGATGCCCACGGGTATCGACGCACCGCCTCCCAAGTGATCCCCTCAGGCAGTTTGTGCCGTGCCGGGTCGCGGATCACACGAGCAGCGTCGGCACCGTCGTGGACTCCGGGAACCTGGACGCCGTAGTGCGAGATCATCTTGTCGTAGGTGTCGCTCGCGTCGAGGAGAGACTGAGAGCGCATCATTTGCTGAGCGACCGCGTCCCAGCCGGAAGCATGCGTTCCCTCAGCTGTGGATAGCCCGGTGCGGACGCCTCGAGGTAGATGGGCGCGGCTCGGGAAAGGCTTCGTGTAGTAGTCGCCTGCGCTCCCCGGCCGGTGACTGATGAACCCGGCCGGCTGGATTCCGCGCCGCTCCATCTCGGCTTTGATCTGCGCGAGGCTGAGCGGGTCCCCATGCGGATCGAGCAGTTGGGAGTGGTTCTCCTCGGCGCGGCGGATCGCAGCGACGGCTTTCCCATGCTCATGCGTCAGCGATTTCGCCAGCTCGGACTCGGGATTCTCGTGACGGGCGAGTTCGGCAGCAGCGGCCAGCTGACGCTCGTGACTGACCCTCTCGCTGATGATCGACGCTTTCTCGTTGGGCACGCCGTACTCCGCCCCCATGTGAACCACGGCGAATGGACGGGCCGCAGCGTGGAGTGCTTGGTCGGGCGCGAGCAGTCCACGTTTGGTGAGCTCGTCGACAATCGGCTGATGAGCGGCAATAAAGGCGTCTGCGGCCTTGACGACATGAGCGGGGTTGGCGCGCGCGATGCCCTGGTCGAGTTGAGTGACCATCTCCCGGTTCGCCTTGAGCTGCCCCTTGTCGAGCATCAGCTTCCCGTCAGGACCCGTCTGGTGGGCCACCTCGTCGATCTGCTGGCGGTATTTCGGCAGATCCTCCGCGAAGGTCTCCGGGTGCTGGACGATGCGCTCAATCGCGTGGACGACGATGTTGGCCGTTGCTGTGTCGAGCTTCTTGAGCGGCCCCCTGCCGACCTGGGGCGCGATTTCCTTGATCGTCTTCTCGACACCGCGGCGGTTCTGCTTCTGGATTTTGTTGCGGTCGCTGACGAACCGCCGCGTGGAGTCGGTCGCCCGATGTTCAAACTTCGCCCGTCCGCGTCGGCCGCCCTCCGTGTTGATGACGTTGCCCGAGCGCCTGTCCTGGGCACGCTGGATTCCTTGGCGAAAGAGGTCGCGTGAGTAGTTGCCGCGCTCGACCTTGAGGTTCGGGTAGCCGGGGACCGTGAGCGCGGGCCGCTCCAGCCCTCCGACGTGGTCGTGAGTAGCTGCACGGGCCGCCGCTCCTGCGCCACGTCCGAGAACCGAGGCGGCACCGCTTCCTTCCAGAGCCGAGAGGAGCGGCCGTTCACCGAACCGCTTGAGGACCAAGGACGGATCCCCCGAGGCGATGGCCGGGAGCAGCCCCGTGGCGAGGTACTGCTTCTTCAGTTCGTCCCATTCCTTGTTGTCGCCCTGTGCGGCGTTGACTCCAGCCTTGGCGGCGAGGAATGTAGACGGGAGGACGGAGGTGGGCAGCTCGACGGCTTCCTTGGCGATCTTGCCGCCGTAGGGAGCGATGTCCTTGGCGAGCGTGTTGTCGATCGAGGCGAGCGTCCCCTTGCCGCTGAATGCCTTCCCGAGTTCCCCCGGGTTGCCGTGCAGGAGGGCGGCGGGCACCTCGGCGGCGACGGGAGCGGAGAAAGGGTGCTTGACCGTGAGGCGCGCTGGAGCTGTCGCGGTTCGCACGCCGACCCGGATGGGCTTCGGTACCTCTCCGACGCGCTTGGCAGCCGCCTGACGCGCCGTGCGGATGAAGGATGGCTCGGCTTTGCGGGCGGTTCCTCTGGCAACTCCTCGAACTGCGCTGCGGGCTGCTGCTCGCTTGGCACCCACCGCCCCGAGCCCCCGCAGAAGCGCTGACTGCGTAGCTGCGCCGCCCACCTGCTTGACCCCTGTGGCCCCAGCGTCGGCGATGGCCTGTTTGGCTGCTGCGGCTCCGGTGTCCTCGACTGCGGTCTCGGCGCCGGCGCGAGCGAGAGAGGCGATGTCTCCGGCTCCCGTGGCGGCGAGGATGGCGTTGGTCAGGTCTTCGGGTTCTCCAAGATTGTCGCTGGGGAGATCGGTGATCCGAGCGCGTTCTGCTGTCGCGTAGGCGGCTGGGTTTGTCGACGCGAGTTTCGCGGGCGGTTTTTCCCCGAAGGACGCTTTGAAGATCGCCTCGCTCGGAGCCTCGAAGTGGCTTCCGGCGTTCGCGAGGAAGTGCAGTGAGTGGTTGACCGCCCGCTGGGCACGCAGCCGGACCTGATAGCTCGTGGGCGCGACGGTCTGCCGCGGGCCGCGAGGGACTCCAGGTTGAGGGACCCGGCCCTCGTGTTCGGCTATGCGGTGCGAGTGAGCCTGCGACGCTTCTTTGCGCCGCATCCCCCGGAGAACTGCGGTCGGGATGTCAAGGCCGAAGGGCATCTGGACCTATTCGAACGGCTGCACGCGGGGTCCCAGCGGAACTCCGGGCTGGTATGAGCGGCCTGAATGTTCGCGGGAGCGCAAGAGACGGCGCAGGATTTCGACCGCCTTGAGAGCCGTGTTCGGGTCTTCGCCGCCGCTGGTCGTGGAGATGTGCTTGGCGAACTTCAGCCACCACGCATTTGCTTCCGGTCCCGCTGATTCAGAGAGGATCTTGGCGTAGGGGACAGCCGGTTCGGTGCTGGTCCCCTTCGTCGATTTCCCTGAGCGGGCCAAGCTGAGCAGTTCGTTGTAGCCGTTTTTCGCGATCAGCAGGGCGTTCTGAAGAGCTTTTTCCCGCTTTTCAGCGTGCTCGCCTTCCGTCTTCAACGCGCTCGATCCTTCCCCGCGGAGTTCCTTCAACCTTTGGTTGAGTGCCGCAGAGGCGCTTGACTGCATTGCGGCGCGGTCCTGCACAAGCTGAGTGCGATCTTTGGTCAAGGCCGCGCGGTGTTCTTCCTGGGCACCGGCGAGGAGTGACGGGAGCGCGTTGGCTGCCTGACCCTGAAGGCCGCCGAGCTGTTCCTCCAACTGGCGCCTGTAGGTCCCGTTGAGTCCGTCCTGCGGAATTCCCTTCAGCGCGTTCGTCAGCTCGCTGCTGACCAACCCGGTTGCGGCCTTCGCAGAACGAGCCTGGGCCCCGTATTCCTGGTTGGCGATCCTGAAGGCGGCGCGGTCCGCACCGAGCTTCGGCGCGGCCGTCCGGCGTGCGGCTTCCTTGGTGCGGTGAGCTTCGAGTTTGCGGATTGGCGGAGCGACCTGTACCGGGTGCAGCACCTTCGATCCGACTGTCGGGACTCTCATTTGCCCTTACCTCCTTTGGCGCCGCCCTTCCCGCTCGGTGCCTTCGTGCCCCCAGTAGGAGCTGGGCGCCCAGCAGATTTCCGTTCGGCCTGTTTGATTGCTTCGGGGTGACTCTGTTTCCAGTTGGCGAAGACAGCCGGATGTTCTGCGCGGGCGGCGTAAATCTCCTCCGCGAGACTGGCGACGTTTTTGCTTTCCTCCTCGACCTTCGCCCGTTCTCTTTCGCGGTTGCCTTCAAAGAGCTTCCGGCCTGCGGCGCGCTGTTCTTTGGCGCGTTCGACTCCAGTGGCCTGTTTGAGCCTCCCGAGTGACTGCGCTCGGTCGGCGGTGACTTCGCCCTGTGCGGTCCCGATTCGTCCGAGAGCAGTCGCGAGGTCCTCTCGTCCGCGTTCCTGGGCGGTGTGAACCGGCGCTTCGGCGAGTCGCTGGTTGCCGCCGCGAGCCGCTGCGCTGGCCGCTTGAGTGCCAGCATCGAGGACACCGGAGGCGTTTGCCTGTTCGGCTTGGCGCTGGCCCAGCTGGCCGAAGTTCCGCGCGATGTTGGTCAGCGTCGTGCCGAAGTCCTGTTCGCGTCGCCCTGCCGTCTTCTCGGTGTCTGCGGTCTGGTAGTCGAGCTTTTGGTTGGCCTGCCTTGTCGATTTGTTGATGTCCTGGCGTTTCTGGGTCGTTGCGATGTGGATCGCCTGGAGTGCCTGATGCAGGTCCGTTTTCGCAAAGTGCGCTTTGCTCGCTACATCCTGGGTCGTGTCTTCATAGCCGCGCTGTGCTTCGAGGCGCTGGGCCTCGATGGACGGGTCGTAGCTGAAGAACGGGACTTCTGAGCCGCCGGCAGCCGCAGGGTTGGGCTTTGGCGAGGGCTTCGAGCTCGGGTTGTAGGGGGTACCCCCATTGGATCCGGTGCCCAAGCCCGGACCGACGCCTAAACCCCTGCTGAGTCCGAGCCGCCTCATACGGGCTTCCATTCACCTTCGTCGCGGATGTAGAGCGTCCCGGTTTCTCGGGAATAGACCAGTGTGCGGTCGGCGGGAGGCTGCGGGAAATCTTCGTCGCTCGGTTCCCCTTTTTCGATGGTCAACGAGACGTCGGCCTTTGGGGGCGGCAAGACACCGGGCGTCGCGAGCCGCTGCTGTAGCCAGCGGTTGAGATCGCCTTCGCTTTCGAGGGTGCCGAGTGCCATCAGATTGCTGGGACGAGTAGGTACAGGAAGCCACTGTCCGTGGCGAGGATGGACTCAAATTCAATATTGGCGGTGCGCCTCGCACGCATCTTGACCGTGTGCGAGCCGGGCGCGAGGGTGATCGCGTAGACCTGTGGACTAGTCGCGTGGCTTTCGAGATCAGCGATTGCCTCTGCCGCTTGATCGCTCCCGTCTACATTGATTGTCCCCCGGCATTCAATCCGACAGATGAAGTCGAACACGGCAACCACGAACAGTTTGCTTTCGACAGTCGGCGTCAGGGTGACAGTCGTACCCGGCACGTCGTGATAGGCCGTGTCGGGGGTGAGGAGAAGGTTTTCCGAGCACCGCGCCACTCCACCCGGAAACAGGCTGTTGAGAGCTTCCTCGATGTTGTCGAATTCAGCTTCTACATCCTCGGCTTTGGCGGGTGTGCTAGCCACAAACGCCTTCGCTCGTTCATACCAGCCGCTCATCGTCGAATCGCCTCACTCGGTCGGGTGTCTAGCTCCAGGGATCGAAGAACAAAGAGGGAGATCGGGCCAGAGGATTTGATCCTGACTCGCATGTAGCGGAGTCGCTTTCCGAGGCGAAACTTGACCGGATTGCGACCATCGCTCGGGCCCGCTTCACCAACCTGGGTGAAGGAAGCCCCGCCATCGTCCGCCCAGTCGAATTCGTCCCAGGTACTCTCGTCCCACTCCGCCTCGCCGGTTTTCAGCGAGCCGTCGCTGTAGTAGACGCGGATTTTCGGATCGTCGTTGGCGGGGTCAACCAGTGAGTAGCGTGGCTTCACCGCCTTGACCACGTTGAGGGTCTGGGAGCCGGTTTCAAAGTCACGGGTCGTGAGGTCGACTTCGTGGGTTGAGCCGTCGGCGTCCATTGCGTGTTCTGAGTCGGGCTGGAAGTAGTGGGTGCAATCGACGATCTGAGAGGGAGCACGTCGCTGGGCACCGAGCAGGAGTGGGTCGCCGGTGACCGGGACGTGGACCGCGTAGCTAATGATCTCTCCGCCATCTCCGAAGAACCGCGTCCAGGGAAATATCCAGCGGCGCCGGATTCGGAGTGGGTGTTCGAGGTTGCAGACGAGCGTGGTTTTGATTTCGCCCTCGCTCGTGAGCATCGGGAGCAGAACGTGCCCATGGAAGATGGCGCCGTTCCCCGGGATGCAGCCTTCAAGAACCAATTCGCGGTAGTAGCGGTCGATCGGCCAAGTGATGAGAGACGGGGCGCTGACGCCGTCCATCAGGTAGCAACCGTCCATCGCCGGGACGAGGAGCTGCTGGCTCACTCCGGCCAGGCCGGCTGCGTTGACCAGCACAACGTCTGAGGAGAGGAGCTGGAGGCGGTGCTGCGCGTTCCCATTCTGATCCGTGATCGCCAGCGCCAGACCTTCGAGCACCCAGATGCCACCCGTGGTGAAGACCAGAACCGCCTCACCCATCGTCGCTAAGCCCCGTCCTTCTACGCCTTCGGGGAGCGTGTGTTCGTTCGTCGTCCCGAGCGAGTTGGTGAAGGTATGCGGATTTTCGACCTCAGTGAACTTGATCGTGCGGCCGTTCAGCAAGACGAGGCGGTTGGCGCAGACACAGAGGAAGTCCCACGGTTCGTAGGGGTCCGAGCCGCCGACAGTCCAGATCGGGTTCAGCGAGTAGCTTTTTTCTTCGCCGGTTGACCCTTGATAGGCGTCTCGCAAGGTGATCTGCGTCGGTGAGTCGATTGAGGCGATCACGTAGACGCGCTCCGTGCCCGTGTGGAAGAGCATCCCCGCGTCGACCAGCGTGTTCCAAGTCGTCCCGGAGCCTTTGACGACCTTGGAGCCCTGTTCGACTTTGACGGTGCCGGTTGAGTAAGGAGCGGCCTTGCGCGAGCCGCCGTAGATCGAGCCGCCGCCGATGAAAAGCATGTCGTCGAGCGCTGCGGCTTGCTTGGGGATCGGCAGCCCTTCGCCACCGAGATTGACCTGTGCTTTGCCGCCGTCCAACACGCCGAAGCTCGAGTCATCAGCAAAGACAGTTCGCTGACCCGGCAGCAGATAGCCATCCCAGTTCCAGGTCAGACCTGCCCCGGAGAACGAACCGCTCGAGTAGTTCTTCGTCCCCCCGCGCAGGTAGGGCTGGCCGTCTTCATCCAACAGGCAGTTCCCGAGGTCGTAGGCGCCGTTTTGGGGGATCAGCTCGGGCGCTATGTCGCGGACCATCCCGTAGCTGAAGTCGCTCTGAGATTGCCGGGACCGGAGCGCGCCGGGCATCAGGCCGTCTCCCCGAGGATGCCAACCTGGAAGACGCCCTCGCCGACCTGCCGCTCGTTGTCGTAGCGGGTCAGATCGGAGATGGCCTGATCGCCTTTCTGACGGTTGATTTCCGCCAGTTCCTCGTTGTCCTCGACCGTTTCGTAGTAGATCTCCTGGGCGAAATAGCGCAGCTTCGAGTGCCAGTAGGTCGGGAAGGCTGAGGGGCCGCGAGACGGTTCTGAGGAACTCAGCGGGATGGGTTCGTAGACGTACTCCAGTGAGACCGTTGTGCCGGCGGCGAGTTCGGGATAGAAGGCCAGCACGCGATTGCCGCTTTCGTCAGTCGACTCGTAATAGACAACGGGCTCGAGCAGCAGCAGTTCGCCTTTTTCGTACTGGCGGACTGTGTCGCGGTCCGTCGATCCGACCGGGTAGCCGTTGACCTCGAGCGTTCCCGTCAGCAGATAGTCGCCAGGCAGCGCCACCGTGGTCTGCCCCTCAGAGGTCGGTCCGAGTTCGACGGTCTTCCGCGGCCAGCGTGAGCGTCGCGCCGCGTTGACCTGGCCATCGTTGAAGAGATCGGCAGCCTCAGCCGCAGAGAGATCCAGACCGCCGAGTTCGAGTCGCGCTGTTAGTTCTGCGAGGTCGATGGCGGATCCCCGTTATCTGGGTCTCCCGCATCGGTCTCCGACTCGGAGTCCTCAAGGATCGTCGTTAGGGCCGCATCTACGGCCTCGATGATCGTTGAGCGGTTCTGTCCTGCAAGCTCTTCGTCTTTGAGGGCCACCAGATCGTCAACGTCGCTCTTGACGGAAGCCCTGGCGATGCGTTTCATCGGCTCAGCGACCGCGTCAACTGGATCGACGACCGGCGACTCCTCGTAGAAGCCACCGGGCGCCGTGATGACGCCGAAGTTCTTGTGACCGCGCAGCCACTCGATAAGACCGGGATGGTCCGTGGAGAAAGTGTGGTCGCGGAACTCGGCCTTCCAAGGAGTGTCGTCGTACTCCTTGCCTTCTTCCTCCATCCGCGACTTCCACTCGTCTTCGGTGACGGCGACGCGGCTGCCGTAGTCGTTGGCGACGTAGCGGACCGCCCGTCGCGTGAGGACCTGATCGGGAGAACGGCTGACGAACGTAACCTTCGTCCGTGGCTCTGCTGTGGCTGTGCTCATCTGTCTCGTTCTCCTTGGGGTAAAGCGTTGCGCGGGGCGACCGGAGCCGCCCCGCGCTCAGCTAGATCAGCCGGTGATGCCCGTCATCACGCCTCCGGTTTTGGGCTGTTTGACCTCGTAGCCGCTCTCGGTCAGGATCTCGTCCTTCTGGCCGTCAGCGTCGGGCGCCTGACGGTTGGTGAGAACCTTCGTGTCGCGGGAACCTCCGGGAGCATTGGCGCCTCCCAGGAAGCGGTACTGAGGCGCGGCCTGACCGAAGTCCACCGCGATCATATAGCCGCCCCAGACAGTCCCCTCGAGCAGGTTGTGCTTGACGAGGTTCAGGGTTCCGTGCGGGCTCATGTACTGCTTGATCGCAAGCCCGTAGGTCGTGTCCTGATCGCTCTGAATCGTCTGGAGACGACCCACCGCGAAATTGTTGATGACCGACAGGGCCAGCGGCGAGCAGAAGACCGTCTTCTTGCTGCTGCCGTAGCGCGTCAGTGAGCGGACCCAGGACTCCAGCTCGGACTCGGTCATCGTGCCGCCGGCGTCCTGGTTGTTGCTCGTCAGGAATGAGAGCAGCCCCGCCGTGGTTTTCAGCGTCTTGCCGCCGGGTCCCGTTGTGGAGCCCTTGCCGCCGAACAGCGCCTTGTACTCGAGCGTCTTGAGGTGCTCGATGTTGCGCTTTTTGTGCTCGTAGATCCAGGCGTGCGGGTTCGTCAGGTTCCCCGAGCTCATCGCGGTTCCTGATTCCTCGATCGAGGTCCGCGTGATCTCCGTGTAGTTGGAGATCGTCGTCGGGGCCTTGCGACGAGCCGTGAGGGACGTGCCGCCCTCTTCCACGACCGCACCGATGACGATGAGCGGGTCATCGTCGACGAGCGCGGCTTTGGTCGAGCCGGAGTACCCGCGGGTGCATTTGATTTTCGTGCTCGAGATGAGTTCCTTGACGAACAGGATCTCGCCTGTGCGCGGAACCCGGACAAGCGCATTCGCGTAGAAGATTTCCTGCGTATCTACGGCGATTTCTTCTTCGGATTCCGTGTAGCCGCCGCCGTTGTTGACAGCGTCCCAGCGCGAGTCGAGCTCGTCCTCGACCCACTTGAATTCCGAGTCTTCGGTCGAGCGGACGTTGCCGCCGTTTTCGATGCTCTTGGTGATGACGGTAAGCGGGGCCGCTTCCGGCTCCAGGAGGAGGATGTCCCTGTCGAGGGCAATCGCTCGCTGGGTCGAGGAGAGGTTGCTTACCTGTGACTGTCCAGTTATGAAGCTCATGGTTTTGTCTCCAGGTGGGTGAGGCCCACCGGCTTAAAAGACGCTGCCGCCTTTGCTGCCGAGAAGGGCTTTTTTGTACTGCTCAGCCTCGGAGTCCTCGCCCGCCTGGGGTTGTCCCGGCCCTGTCTCCAGGGTCGCTCCGTTTGATCCAGCCTGCTCGGCCGGTACTGCACCAGCGTCGGCCAACTTGGCCTTCGCGGCGGTGTAAGCCATGCTCAGAAGGTTGGTGTCGTAGACAACGCTCTCGTTGCCGTAGCGCTCAGCCAACCCCTCCATCGTGGCGACGATCTCGTTGAAGAGCTCGCTGCCGGGGGTTACGTCGGGACGCTCCTTTTGCCACGCCTGAACCTGCTCGGTCTGGCGCTGCTCGAGGAGCGGGTTGACGACTTCCTGCGCCAGCCCGCGGATGTAGTTCTCCAACTCGGCCTGCTGCGCTTGCTCCTGCTGCGGGTCTGCTGGCTGCTCGGCCCCCATGCCGAATTCCGCGAGTTCCTCGGGGGTTAGCCCAAGGTCGTCGACTGGCTGGAGGGCGGCGAGAAGATCGTTGGGCTGCCCCTGGCCCTGAAGCTCGGCCAACTGTTGCTCGGCCTGCTGGGCGCGCTGCTCCATCTCTTGCAGACGAGCGGCGTGGTCCTGCTCGGGAGTCTGAGGGGCCTGAGGTTCCTGGGGCGCGGGAGGCTGCCCCTGCGCGGGTGCCAGAGGGGCGGCCGGCGCTGCGGGGGCCTGAACCTGCCCGTTGCCGTCTGCCGCTGCGGGTGCCGCCGGAACGCTCGCTGCCTCCATGCTCCTCAGTCCTCCTCTTCGCGGAGCGCCTGCGCCGCGTCTTTGCCGTTTTGCACGAGGCCCTTGGCGATCGGGACGACTTCTTTCAGCCCGCGAATGTGGCCCATCGTGTCCGCGTAGGCCGCTCCGTCTGGGTCGGTCTTGCGGAAGAGTCGCGAGTTGAGGCGCTCTTCACCGAGAAGGTGCAGAGCGTGAGCAAGTGCCTGGAACCCCGGGCTGTTCAGCATCTCCTCGATCTGCTCGCCGACGTTCGCCTGCTCTTGGCGGGTCGAGCCGGGCAACGCCACTGGCATTACGCGCTCGTCGTCTGCTGTTGAGTATCGAGTGTCCACTGAACGCCTCAGGCGCGATTATGGGAGCGCTCGTCGGACGGAAGCACTTACCGAGGCTTAGTCGTACGCGATCTGAGCTTGCGAAGGCGTCGTTTCGACTGGCTCGGGTGCGGCCTCAGGAGCGGTTTGCCGCCGAGCATCGCTTCCAGCGTTGGTCCCGCTGGTCGCGCTTTGCCCTTGCGGTAGGGCTGGGTGCGGCGGGTCGGCTTCATCAGAGAGCCACCATCGGGGCCTCTTGCCGCCAGTTGGTCCCGTCGCAGACCAGCGGGACCATCCGCGGGCCGGCGCCTTCGAGGTTTTCCTTCAGCTTGAGGTTGCCTTCCGCAGCTTCATCGAGGAGTTTGGCCGTGCTGGTGAACCAGACCACGATTCGATGCCCCGCGTAGGTCGGGTTGATTTTTTTGACTTGCGCGGTCCCGGTCAGTTCCATCAGGCTTGCGCGGGTGCTGAAGCTGATCGTGGCTGCAGAGGCGACGGTTTCCTTCGCGTTCATCTGGAAATCGCGCCAGACATCGCCAGCGTCCAAGAACTGCAGGCGCCCGTTTTCTTCCTGCACGACCAGAGTCCTCACCGGGACCGTCACCCCCGGCGGGGACTTCTGGAACGTGTATTGCTTGCGCTTGAAGTGGGCGCCGGTGCCGATCAGGGTCGTCCCGCCAAGCGTCGTATCCCAGGAGATTTCATCGTGGGGGGAACCGACGACCGCTTCGGCGCCGTTCTTGAAGTCACGCAGGAAGATCATCGCGCCCTGGCCCGGGGTGATGAAGTTGATCGCGCCGCCAGCACCGAAGTCGTGGCAGTTCGCGTAGGCGAGCAGCGGTGAGGTCCCGCCGTTGATCTCGAAGAGGTTCGCGTCGGGCGCGTCTGCGGAGTTGAACAGCTCGCCGCCCCACCACTGGATCGAATTGGCGGCGATCAACACCTGGCGCAGCGTCGAGCCCTCGGCGGTGCAGTCCACGCAATGAACGTCGGCGGCGGCGAAGTTGAAGCCGGTCTTCGTCGCGGTGCCGCTCGCGGAGTTGAGGTTGAAAGCGTGGCAGGTGTGCGCGTAGCCGTTGGCCGCCCAGTAAAAGCCGGTGTCGGTGCACTGGATCGCCTGGCAGTTCCTCTGCGAGGTGTCGTGGGCGTTGCAGTAGATCCCGTAGCGCCCGACGTCGCCCGCAATCACGTAGTCCATCGTCGAGTCGACGCCGCCCTCTGCGATGTCGCCTTCTTCGCTCATCTTGTGATTGATCGCGTCAGTGACGAAATGGGCGACGACGAGCCGTCTAAGGTGCATCCGCTGGCCGTCGGAGACGATCCCGCTACCGGCGGCGTTGTTGGCACGGTTGCCGTTGAGGGTGAGGCCGGAGATCTCGAGGTCGGGGACCGACTCGGCGCCGTACCCGGCGGTCGTGATCAGGTCGCAGTCGGAGTGGTCTTCGAGGGTGATCGTCGAGACCCCCTGCCCAGCGCCCGAGATCTTCTTGCGGCCCTGGGTGACGAGGGTGTCGGCGGGGCGGTAGTCGCCGGCGCCGAGCAGCACCTCGTTCGGGCTTTCGTTCCCGAAGGACTCCTGGAGGTTTTCGGTGTCGCGGTCGGCATCTTCGGTCGGCATCGGGCGCGCTTTGCTCATGCCGATGTTGAAGAACTCGAAGCCGCTCTCGTCGGCATTGGGAACCAGCGCGTAACCCGCCGCGACGTTGGCGTAGTCGATTTGATCGAGGCTGGGTGGCGGTCCGTTCTCGCCGACCGAGAACCGCCTGTTCTGCCAAACCCCACCTACGTTCGCCGCCGCAAAGTAGACGCCGTGGTTCGCCAGGCCCGAGAAGGTCAGGACGCCGCCAGTCACGGTCGCGGTCGCTGCCGGGCTTCCGGGAGGAACCGCCGGGAAACTTGCGTAACCCTCCGCGTCGTAGGCGGAGACGACAGTCCCCTCCGGGAACGGCGTGTTGGGGAGGGTGAACGACGCCATCAGCCGTCCGACATCGTCTCGCGTCGAATCCGCTCGATCTCGCGGGTCTGCTCAACCGCGTCCTTCACGAGCTGCGGGACCTTGGAGAAGTTGGCAGAGAAGATCGCCACGTCGCCCATCGGCTCTTCGGCCACGATCTCGCCGTGCTCATTCAGGCGTTTGCCGACGAGCTGCCCGACGATCTTGTGCGGCATCAGCTCGCGCGGTGCTTTCGGCTTCCGCTTCTGGGCCGGTTTACGCGAGCCCCGTTTCGGCTGTTTCTTGGCCTTAGTCTGAGCCATGTTCTTCGGCCTGGCGTTCGCGGATCTCGCCCTCGGTCTTGGAGGCCTGCAACTGGCGCAAGTGGTCGACGGCCTCGTCGGCGCCGATCTTGTCGGCCAGTTTCAGAAGTTCCTCTTTCGCTTTCTTTTTCACGGGCGAGCCTCCTATTCGGTGATGCCGATGTTTTTCAGAGCGGTGCGAATCGAGTTGACGGCAGCCTTCAGACCCGCGAGCGTTTCGGCCGGTTCCGCAATCGCGGCAGCGCGAGCGGTCGGCGTGACGCCGTAGAGGGCGAATTTGGCTTCTTCGATTCGGACCATCGAGGTTTTGCCGACCGCCCCCAGGTGCAGGGCCTTGCCCGGCGAGAAGCTGAAGCCGGTGTCCCCCTGGGCCGTGGTGGTCAGGAAGTTGTTCGCGGTGTTGGCAGCGAAGGCGTTGAGTTCGCCAGTGCTGTTGCGGATCAGTCGAGAGGAGACGTTTTTCGCTTTGTCGGTTCCGAAAACGACCCCGGGCGTGAGGGCGGATTCCCCGAAGTAGGCCTCGAGCAGCGCGTTGGCCACGGAGACTTTTTCAGCGCCGACGACGACCGGCCCAGCCCCCGATGCGGACGCGAACGCGGCTTCTTCGTGGGACCCCTTGACCAAGACTGAATGCTTGGCGGAGGAGTAGTCAGCGAAGGCCGAGCCTGTGACCGAGCTGGCCGTGAAGCCGATGCCCGTATGCACCGCAGCCACACCGCTGTAGGCGAAAACGATCCCGGCCGCGCTGTCGGCGAGGCCGTTGGCGTGGATGTGGATGGCCTTGGTCCCGGGCAGGGTGCCAGTGAAGGTCTGAGCGCCGCCTTCGACCTCGTTGTCAACGGCGACCTCGATCCCCGTTGCGCGGCCGGTCGAGGTCTCTCTGCGCCCGTTGGCGAAGATCCCCATGCCGGTCCGGGTCGACGAGCCCTTGGAGATCCCGAGCGCGTACAGCGCGATCCCATCGGAGAGGGAGTGACCGGCTTCGTAGGTGCCGAAGGTGATCGCGCTCGCGGAGATGGCGATCGACTGGCCCTGGGCGCTGGAGAGGGCGGTGTGGTGGACGCGGAACGCCGCCAGGTTGCCAGCGCCGTCGCCACTGAAGACCGTTTCCGGGACGCTGGAGACCCGCGAGATCGCGACGTTGGGCTGATTGCCTTCGTCGGGGGTCGCCGTGTAGCCCTGGCCGATGAAGGCCTTCGTGGGCGCCGCGTTCTGGGCCGAAAACCCGAAGAGCCGTTCGCCGTCAGACCAGTCACTTCCGAGGTTGTCGATCTGGACCTGTTCCTCTGCGCTCGCGTCGGCGTGGTCCTGACCGACGATCACGGTCACGTAGCGGTAGGAGCCGTTGACTTCCGCCGCGGCCCAATACTCGCCCGCCGTCACGCCCGAGAAGGAGGCCTTTCCGCCGGTGGCTTCCTTCGTCGCGGTCGCCGCACCCGTCGGAGCGCCGCTGGGCGGTCCCGGCGCCGCCCAGTTCGTCTTCGGGTAGAGGGCGACGGAGGCGCCGTTCGGGAATGCGGTAATGGCGATGTCGCTCATGTCAGTTCACGCTGAACTGCACGTAGAGGTATCGCTCACCGACGAGGCCCGACCCGCACCACTGGCCCTTCGTCAGGCCGCTGACCTCGAGCAGCCCGCGCGCCTTGACTTTCGCAGTGGCGGTCGGCGCAGGCATCGGCTCGCGCCCCATCCCCCGCTCGACGGTCACGGACTGGGCCGGGTGAAAGCCGACCTCGGTTCCGGGGGCGAACCGATGGTTGCGGACCACGACTACCGGACCCTTCGGCTTGCTCGCCCGTTTCGCGGGTTTGCGGCTCGACTTTTTCGCCGGGGACTTCTTGGCGACCCGTTTCTTCGGAGCCTTTTTGGAGGGTTTCGCTTTCGGCTTGCTCGCCATCGTTCAGCCCTCCTATTCGGCGTCGGTCGTGAAGAGGCACGTGCGCTGCTTGCCTTCTTCGCCCGACTCCGAGCCTTGGGTCGTCGTTGTCACGGTTGCGGCTGCTCCTCCGCCCGAAAGCGGAGTGCCACCGTTCGCGGCGGTCATCTGGGTCACGTTGGTTCCGGCCCACGCCTTGAGGAACTTCACCGAGTAGGGAGTCGTGCCACCGGAGTTGCCGGGGCCGCCGGTGACTTTCACATCGCCTTCCGCGATGTTCGAGAGGGCGACCAGCGCTTCTTCGACTTCGAGCGCCGTGGCGTTGAATTTGATGTTGCCGGTCTGCTGGCCCTGGAAGGTCAGTTTGAACTGCCCAGCCGTGGCGTCGACTTTGACGCTCTGGATCTCGTCGACGAACCCGATCAGCACGTAGGCTGTCGAGGCCGCCAGGCCGCTGAGAGTCACCGACCCTCCGCTCATGACTCCGGTGGCGGTCGGGGCGGGAATCGCGTGGCGTCCCTCGCGGCGCTCAACATCGGCTTCCCGCTTCAGGTAGCAGCCGACGGCAGTCCCATCGGGGATGTGCCCGGGTTTGGGCGTGACGGTCTTGCTTACGGACATTTCAGCCTCCTACGGGTTGAGGTGCGGACCCGTTAGAGGAGCCGCTGGATTCAGGTTCGGGGGGGTCGTTGGACGGACTAAGGACTTGGCCGTGGGCGGCTTCGAGGATCTTCTGGATCTCCTCGGGCGGGATGCCTGCCTGCTGCATCGCCTCCCCGATGCCTTTGACGGCCTCTTCGGTGCTCGGGCCCGGCGGAAGCAGAAGTTCCTCGGGTTCGGCATGACCGAGTTTTCGCAGCGTCGACTTGGCGAGGGCGCGCTTGTCGATCTCTTCCATGAAGGGAGAGAGGGCATCGACCTCCTGCACCGCATCAGCGCGTTTCTGGGTCTCGTTCTCGGATTCAGTCGAGCCGTCCACTGGGGCGACTTCGATCTTCGCGTTAAGCTCGGCAGGTCCGACTTCCTGGAAGCTGTAGGAGGGTTTGCCGACTCCGGTCTTTTCGAGGCGGACGTTTTTCGGCTGTTTTTCGTCGGTGACGTGCTGGCGCAGCAGTTCGTACATCTGCTTGGCGGCCGGCACGAGCAGGTCGACGTGGAGGTTCTTGGTCATCTGCTTGATGCGGCGGTTGGCGGCCGTCTGGAGCAGCTGGGTTTCCGTGGCGGTTTCTCCCCCGCTGGATCCGATGAAGGCTTCCGAGAGTCCCGAAGCCAGCTGGATGTCCTGCTTCAGCGCGTTCTCCTCCTCGACACTGGAGGAGGGCAGGTCGCGGATGTTGGCCTGCTTGATTACTTCGTCGGGGTTGCCGTCTATTGGGTTGAAGACGCCGGCGCCCCAGACCAACTGTTTCGGGTTGAGCATCCCTCGCGTGTAGAAGAAGGGCGGACTGAGGGCGAGTGTCGCCGCGTCGCGTCGCTGTCCGCGCATTGCGTTCAGCTCGTATTGCAGATGGGCGATGGGCTCGGCCTCCCCAATGCCCACCAGCTCGTGCTCGACAATGGTTGGCCGGAAGATCTGAAATGGGAAGTCGCCGTGTAGAAATGGGTTTTCGGCTTCCTGCACCAGAAGCTCCCGGCCAAGAACTGTGTAGACGTTGTCGCGGTCGTGGTACTCCCAGACCTCAAAAAGCTCGTTCCCATCAACGCCTTCGTAGTGGGACATCCCGGCTGCCTGCATCCGTTCGGCCCAGACTTCGCCGCGGGCGGTCGTCGAGGCGAGACCTTTGACCCGTTCGAGGTCAAGTTCCGCCCAGCCGCCCGTTTCGTTCTTGGCTCGGCGCGCTTTGCCTTCGGCCACGCGATCGGTGATGTATTCCATCGAGCGCCAGGTGCGGTGAATGACGTAGCCCGCTGACTGGAGGTCATAGGCAATCGGGTCCCAGAAGAAGTCGAAGATGTCGACCGACTCGGCTTTGGGACCCTCGTAGACGCAGATGTGGTCGTCGTTGACTACTTGGTAGCCGGGTCCCGACTGGTTCTGCTGGATCTTCTTCCCGGAGCGTGTCTTGCACTCCCAGAAGGTCTTTTGGACGCCGAGGCCGTAGCGGAGTCCTGAGCGAACTGTTTCCTGCAACCGGCGGTCGTATGACATTTCCCGCTGCGTGGATTCGAGGAGGTTGGCGACGGGTTCGCACGCTTCTTCGTTTTCGCTGCCTGGGGCGGTCGGTTTGGCGGTTATGGTCGGCCCGTTAGCGAGGATCGCCGGCAGCACCGTCTCGATCGCCGTGTAGATCCAAGGGACGAACAAGTCCTCCCCGAAGACGCGCCTGAATTCCTGCATCACGGAGTCGCGGTCACGCTCGTTCTGGGCCTGCGCGTGGCGCTTGCGGAGGCGCTTGTAGTTGCGCGACAGCCCGTAGTAAGAGTTCCAGCGAGGGTCGAGGTCCTTGTGCTGACGCTCGCTAGCCCGGAAGCGCTTGGTGACGAGCTCGAGCGTCGATTTCTGCGCTTCGCTCAAGTCCTCCTTGGTGGCGAGGCCGGGCATCAGTCGGCGAGCGCCCCCGGCGCATCGACAGCGAGCGGCTCGGCATCGGGCTCGGGCTCGGGCTCGTCGTCCTCCTCGGGATCACCCAACAGGCCCGCAGCCTCCTCAACCGAGACCTCCGGCGCATCCTCCAAGAACTCGGTGACGGGAGTACCGAAAACCTCATCGGGCGGCTGAACCACGACGAGTCGCGCATCGCGGGTCTCCATCGTGATGTCGAGACCCTTCGTCTCCCACTCGCCCCGCTGGGAAGGGCCGACACGAAAAGCCGTGATCGTCATCTGGCCGCCGACTAGGTCTGCCATGCGGAGGATGTCGGCGAGGGCCATGATCGTCGGGGCGTCGGCGCGGTTGGCGAGGTCGGCTGCGGCGATGTGGGCGGCCTGGTCTCCGACGGCGAACCCGCGCACTTCATGCTCGGCGAAAACGAGCTTCGCCAACTCGCGCTTCATCTCAGTTGCCTCCTCGTCGGATGTGGTCGTAGAGCTCCTCGTCGGCGGCCCGCTGGAAGTAGCTCGAGCGGCGACGGGCGGCTTCGGCCTGAATCTCGTCGTCGTGCGCGTCGGAGCAGTTGCGGACGTGGCGGCCGAACTTCTCGGGTTCGTCGAGCGGAAATTCCGAACCGCAGCAGAAGCACTTGAGCACTTGCTTCCCCCGCTCCCTGCTTCGGGCGACGGAGGGCGGCAGGATCAGGAAGGGGGCGTCTGACATGGGTGTCAACCGTCTACTAGACGCTGAACAGCATGAGGGCGCCAGAGGACGGAAAGTCAGCGCAGCCGCGTGTCGTAATCGCCGATGTTGTAACGGTCGGGCCTGAACGCCTGTTCTGAGGGTCCCTCGTCGATGCTGACAAGCGGTCTCTCCCTCGCGACCTGCTGAGCGATCATGTACGCGTCGAGAAGGTCGTCGAACTTCCCCGGCTCAGCCTCGGTCGAGCCGCTCTCGGTTCGGGTGAAGGTGCGGATCTCGTTGGCGAGCAGGCGGGACTTGACTCCATCCTCTTCCTCGCTGAGCAGCGCCGCCATGCCTGCGACGAGTTCTGGCTTCGTGCGCCGGCTTGTGTCGAACCCGAGGCGGTGCTCGAGCCTGTCGGAGGTCCCGCCGACTTTGCGGGCCCGATGGATCCGCATGTAGTGGAAGTCCTTGTAGAGGATGCGGACGATCGCGGCACCGAGACCATTGCGCTCCGGGGCGGCCCAAGCTTCGTTGAAGAAGAGGCAGGTGAGCAAGAGGATTTCCGCGACTTCCTCGGGTTCGATCCGTGAGCGGTACTCGGCGATCTGCTCGCGGGTCCTGTGGTCGATGACCTGGATTGCGTGGTAGTCGGTTTCGCGGGTCGTTTCGGTGTTGCCGCCGGAGAAGTCAGCCGAGACGATGAACTCGCGGTCCTTGCGGAGCTGGTCGATGTCCTCGACTCCCTCGGGTAGCCAGAGCCGGAACGGAGCGGTCGGATTGGCGATGCCCGACTGGCGAGTGACCCAATTGACCTTGTCGGGCACCTCGATGGTGTTCCCGGCGCGGTCGACCTGCGGGGCCTTGGAGGTCGCGATGAAATCTCCGATCTGCGGCCCGGGCAGCTCGAGGGTCGGCCGTTTCGGATCGCTCAGTTCGACCCGCACAAGCAACTGCTGGGT